CAGCAATTTGACTCAGAGTCTCTTTCATCTTTGGGCCAATCTTAGCTCCAAAAATGTCAGCAATAGCATTATATGCCGCTTGTTTATCCGTAGCGTTTGCCAAGCTGATGGCTATAACTTCCCATTGTTTGTCGATAGATAGCGCACGCAAACCTTCTCCGGTTAAATTAAGTGCCTCAAATGATTTGATCGCCGCCTCATTTCCAGAGACCGCATCTTGTATTTTAGAACGAAGATTTTCAGCGGCTTTTGCAGTTTGCTCAAATGCCAATCCATTTTGAAGATTAGCATACGCCAACCCTTGAAACGAATCCGTGGTCATTCCAGCCTCAATCGAAAGATCGTTTAGCTTTCCGCCTAAATCTAGAACGCTCTTAACCATCATGCCGATACCGGCAACACCCAAGCCGACGCCAAATGCTGACGTCAGTTTTTGTGCACTGTTCGTCATTCTTTGCAGCGAATTTTGCACATTAGCAAACGCTTGCTTAGTGGCGTCAACCGCTCTGAGGACGAATGTAGCTTCAGCTGCCATGATGTTTTCTCAGTCGATTTTGATGGTTAATATAGGCAAGCCAGCCGTTCATTTCGTCGGCTGGCATGGCGAGGACTTCGTGAGCGAATTTGCCGAGACGTTCAGCGATGCTATAGACGGCGAGGAGGTCGGCACCTTCATCGCCGCCAATTAGTTTTTTAAGTCTTCAAGATTCGCGGAACTGTCGGCGAGAATCTGATTGGCGACGCGAGCGACCACGTTGCTGTCGGCCTTGTTGAGCAAGGTCGGCTTGTGCTCGATGGTAAATAGCTTTTTTCCGCTCTCGTCCGTGGCCTTCATAATCAGAATGTCCACGAGCAAATCCATATCGTTGTTCTGAGATTTCTTATATACTCGGTTCTTCTCGGCCAAGGTCATTGGCGTGGAGAAGATCACGAGCTTCCACTCAGGAATCTCAATACGTTTAGTGCCGAGGTTGTTGAAGTGTTCGCGGACGAGATCAATGGCTTCCATGTGTGTGTTTTGTTTTGTGTTTTTCTAGCGTTAAACGGTTAGGGTTGAGAGCACTCCGTTACCCTCGAAACTAATAGCACCCTCTACCAGCCCATCAAAACTAGCCGAAACGTCGAATTTCGTCACAATAGCCGAGCCGCTATAGTAAACATCCGAAGACGTCGCGCCTTCTGGATAAAGGTTGAGCGTCACGGTCGAGCCGATGGTGATCAGAAGTTGGCCTGCGTCGGCTTCATCCCAGTATAGATCGCCGGATGCGCTCCAAGTCTTCATTGAGCCTTGGCGCGTGCGGTAGACGTCGCCGATCACGCTATCCTCGACGGTGTCGGAGGAGTGCGAGAGCGAGTAATTGCGGAGTTCACCGATGGTGGTGGTCGAGATTTTGATAAGGCCATCGCGGCCAAGTTTGGTAGCCATATTAGTCAGTGGTTAAATAGATGCAGTTAAAGGTGTGACGAGCAGAACCCCAGTGAACTTCTTCATTAGGCTCCTGTGTATATTCCACATTCGTCAAATGAGTATCTTGGCAGACGCCACCGAGCGTAACGTCGGCCAAAATTGCCGCTTCAACGGCAGCAGAGCCGGTATCGAAAAGATCGTCGATCAGATAAGTGCCGCTCTCGGCGATGAAATAGTCTACCACAAGCTGCAGCTGGCGGTACTGCGTTCGGTTGCTCGGGCCAAGCGTGCGGACATCAATTTGCTCCGTCACGGCATAAATTGCCGCAGATGGAAAACTGATGCTGGCAATCGTGTTGTTGCGCCCGCGCAGGATGTTAGCCGTAGGAACGACCAGAGCGGACGTTAGAGCGGTTGCTGCTGCGTTGCGAATGTTTGTGCGTGTGCTCATGCTTCTTTGTTATAGGTCACGACTCCAGAAGATGAAATTTTGGCAAAGCCTAAGTTCACGGCTCGATTGACAAGAATCGCGTTCACTTTTGAGAGAGTGATTTTTTCACGAATACGAAATGCGCCATCAACCAATCTCTGTAAATTAGGAATCTTGTTTTTGGAAGTCGTCGCAATCACATAAGGGTTTGTGGAAAAATTGGCTTGCACCCTTCCTGATCTTGAAGCATATTTAGTGATCCATGACGGCACTCGTATGCCGCAAGACAAAGCAGCAGACGCAAATCCTGCTTTAGCCCAGCCGACTTTTGACTGCACGAATTTCAAGTAATCATTAGCGGATTGATTAGAAACCCACATCTGATCTTGCACTTGCCAGCGACCAACTTTGCTGCGCGTGACTTCTCCAATGCGTCCTCGATTATTCCGATAACGCTTATGGAAATTCATCATCTCAAAAATAGTTGCGTTGGGTCGCCAAAATTTCCGGTAGATTGAAATGCGTTTATTATTATCAAACTCATTTCCAAGTTTGATATAAGCAAATTCAGTTCGCTTTCGCTTTGGTGGAATTTCTCTAGATTTTCCAATGCGCTGAAATAAGCCAATCGACATCTCCTTCCTCATTTGCTTGCCGCCAAACAAGTCACCCTTGATTGCGTTCTCGCCTTGTTTCTTGGCGTTCGTACTGAGTCCGCTTGCTTTTGTTTTTTGAATAAATCCACCACCAACTGTTCGGGCTGCATCTCCGCCGCTGGTTTTGTCTCCAGTTGGCGGCGTGATCTGCATGATGGTTTTCGCAAGATTCCCAGCCTCTTGTTTTATCACTAAGCCGAGATCGACGTTTGCAGCAGCGGCCAGACGCGCTAATGCAAAATCGAGCTTAGAGGTATCTGTTCCTACAAAGATCATATTGCTTTGCTTACTTCGATTTCACATCCCGCGCCCTCAGCATCGAGCGTCACGCGTTCGATGAAATAGGTGATGCCCGCGCGCGAAAGCGTCTGCGTAACTTTCGGTGTCGCGCTCACGCTCGAAGTCAAAAGAAACACGGTGAACTTAGAATCGTCGCGGCGTTGATCTTCAAAGTCAGAGAACGCGTCACGCGATGAAGACCAAACGCCGGTAATGCTCGCGCTCTGATAGGTGAACGCGATGCCAGCCTGCGCCAAGATTGCGCCAAAATCTGCGTTGATCTGAGTCGGGTCAAAGTCTCGGACTGCGGCCATACTTATGCGCCTTTCGTTAAATACCACCGCGCGTGCAACTCCGGTCGATTCTCGCGCAGCCAAGGCTCGGCGTCGTCCATGCACTTTTGCGCGTCGTTGCCGCAGGTCTGACTTCCGACGTGGTGAACGTAGGCGCGCGAGATAAAATGCGGTCGCTTCATGTCGAGGCATTGCACGTCGTCGCTGAACCAGTTGAGCGGAGGAAAATCCACCCATGCGTCGCGGTGAATCCACGCGCAGATTGGCGCAATGACGCTTGCTTGAATAATGTTTCGCTCCGACGTGAACCGCAGGAAGTCTATTTGCCCGCGTCCGCTGCGGATGTTCTGTTCGCCGCGCGCGTAGTCCGAGCGAGTCGCCACCCAGCCGAGGTCTGGATAATGCTCACGAAGTAATTTCACGTCGCCCATGAGCTTCATCCACGTCGTCGGAGTGAAAACAATGTCGTCGTTGCAGATCACGAGCTGGTCGTGTTCCTTGAACGCGATACGCGCCGCCTCGTTGTAAGCCTCGCCGAAGGTTGGGCCGAGTCCGTGCGAAACATAGGTGCGTATGCCGTGAGGAACGTAGGCTTTGATCGACGCTCTCATCACGTCGAGACAGCGCGCGTTCTTTGTGCAAACGACAATAGCGGGTTCTGGAATCATGGCTTTTTAGCTCCAAGGATTCGCTCGATGTTCCCCTCATCAATCACGGTTTCACCGCAAGTAAGCACGCGCTCGTCCCAGTTGTTCGGCGGCACCATGCCGTCTTCGACGTAAATCTCGATTGCGGCTAAAATTGAGGCGCGTTCAATTTCGGTAGGCTCGCCGACGTGATGCAAAAACTGCTTCGCCATCGCCAACGTCTCAGCGTCGTCGGCTTTTATTTGAAAGTAGTGCTCGACGATTTCTGGCCGTGCCGCGGTGGAGAGCCAAGCGTCACGGAATGACACCGAGCGCGTCGAATTGCCGAGTGTCTTTTGCGTGATGCGAATTGTCGGCTCGGTGTGCTTATGATAAACCAGTTGGAGCGCGTTCGCGTCCGCCACCATGCCAGCCAAGCGATATGCACGCGCGGCGAGATCATGCCCAGCCCAGCCGTACCATTTCGCTTCGTGCGTCCACGGACGATCTTTCTGCGCCGGTTCGGGCAAGGTCAGCATCCGAGACGCCCACCACGCCGCGCGCTTGCCGTCGTTCTTCTCAAACGCCAGCATGATGATCGAGGCGATGGCTTCGCGGCACCACGGAAAGACGCCGTGCGCGCCCATGGCGAACTGCATCGACTCGCGCCGACTGGCTGAGATGCGCGCAAGGTTGAGCTGAACCTCATACCGGAAAGAGTCATCGAGGTTCGGAAACGAAAGCGCGATGCGGCCAAACTGTTCGGCGGCTGGTTTATTGCCGGCGCAGTAGTGTTCTTGGTGAATATAAAAATACTGGGTCGCCGCTTCGCCTACGCTGCGACCTAGAATAGCAAGGTTACGCTTGCGGTTATCTTGTTTTATGCAGGCTGGCTCATGCTTCCAGACCGGCGCCGTCCACTCAACGTGTCGGTCGTTGGGCAAGAGCAGCAGGTTTTCGTGCACGTCGTGATGCCAGACACGCCCAGATTGAAACGCGCTGCGACGGATAAACCGCTCACGTTGGAGTTTCTTTCCGGTGCCGCGCACGTCGTAAGGACAGCGCACCATCAGCACCTCCTCGGAGAGTTCGGCGAGCTTGTTCTTGAGGTCATCGGCTTCGGCCAAAACGTCATCGCAGTCCGCCCAGACTAGCCAATCGCCGGTCGCATATGCGAAAGCCTGATTGCGCGCCTTGGCGAACGAATCAACGTGCTTCCAAGCCTGTGCCGTGACTCCGTTCCGATACTCGCTAAAAACGAAATTGACGCCGTTGTCGATGCACCACCCGCGCGCAATTCGCTCGGTGTCGTCCGGTTCCTTTGAGCCAATGGCGCGGACGAGTGAGAGTTCGTCGATCAGTCCGACGAACGAGTTGAGCATTGCCTCGATATGGTGCGCCTCGTTGCCACAAATTACGCAGAGAGAAATCGTCATGGTCGTGTTGTGTTTTGCTTCGGTCAATAGAAGGCGCGCGAACCGTCAAAACAAAAAGCCCCACGCGGTGAGGCGTGAGGCTTTAGAACTGAACTGAATCAGGATTAGAACTGGGTCGTGATGAGCTGACCGGCGTTCGTGTTCACAACCTTCTCGGCGGTGTAGTGCGAAGCGCGGACGATGTTCGATTTGATCGACTCGTCGCGGTAGGTGCTGACGCCGATGGCTGGGCCGTACTCAGACCAGTTGAGCGTGAAGCCAGCGCCACCACCGAAGAAGCCAGCAGAGGCTTCGGTGACGTTACCAACCCAGACGTAGGTGTTGGCCCAGACGTTGCTAGAGCTGAACGCTACGCCTTCGGGGGCGGAGTCGTAAGACGCGCGACCAATCAGAACCTCAGCCACGCCAAATACCTCCGCGGCGGCTTGGGTAGAAGCGTTGAGGATGGTGTCGCTCGAAAGACCGGTGCCGCGAAGGCGGTTCTGGAATTTCGTCGAGGCGCGGAGGCGAGTCCACACGGGATAAGGAATCACAACCTTGGCGTTGCTCGTGGATTCACCCTTGGCGAGCATACGGTCGAGAGCGTCTTGCACGTCTTGCGCGGCGTCGAACGTGGCGATGTTGGCAGTCGTCCAAGCGGTCGTCGAGTTCGTGGCCGTGAAGTTGCTCGTGTTGAACAACTGAGCAGCAACGCGGAGTTCGTGCGCGAGGAGGAGTTTGCGCTTGGCGAGCTTGGCGGCGATGACTTCGGCGTCAAAAAAACGCGATACGTCGAGGGTCACTGTATCATCAACGGCTTCTTCGTAACCGTATTCAAGGGCCGTGTAGACTTCTTGTCCGAAAGAACGCGTGCCGCGAGCGTACGTGCTATAAGGCGCGCGGTTCTTGACTTCGCTCTTGAGCAGTTGGCCCTCTTTCAGAAGAAAGGAAGGATACTGACCAGCGCGGACAGGAACATTGAGGATGGGCATCGCAGCGGTACCGATCAAGCCCGATTCCCAATCTTTGGCTTGCTCTAGGACTCCGGCGACGTCGCCACGGAAAATTGCAGCAGAATTAGTATACATGTTAGTTTAGTAGATTGTTGAGATTAGATGTTCTTAGGCAGCATCTCGATGATCGCACCAGCGTCAGACGCGGTGGTCAGCGATTTGCCAACGGTGATCGTGCCGGTGATGGCGACTTGGCCGGAGGCAACGCTGAAAAGCGTGTCGCCAACGGTCACTGGGCCAGCGAGCAAGGTCGCTTTGATGGTGGTGCCGCCGAGAAATTCGACGGTGACTTGATCGCCAGAGGCGGCGTCGATGACGGCAACGCCGTCAGGTAGAGAAGCGGTGGCAGCAAGACCCACGCCTCTGTTTGCAGACACAGTTACCAACCGAAAGGCCGTGATGGCCGAAT